GGTACACTATCAGGAAGAAAAAGGATTACTACAAGTGATTTTAATTTTGCACCAATTAATACCTGGGTAAATATAGTTCTTACTTATGACGGCAGCGGATTAGCATCAGGAATAAATTATTATAAAAATGGAGTTCTTCGAGCGTCTTCAATATCACAAGACAACTTACAAAATCAAACTATTGTTAATACTGAAGATGCCTATCTTAGTTCTTTTAATGGAGTAAGTAGCTTTTTGTTAGGCAATCAAGACGAATTTGCAATTTATGATTCTGAACTTTCGGCTGCTGAGGTTTTAGCTATTTACACTGATGGGGTTCCAACCGACTTAACAGACCTTTCTCCAGTAGCTTGGTATAGATTTGAAGAAGGATCGGGCACAACAGCTATAGATTCTGGGACTGGAGGAAATAATGGAACCCTAGAAAATTCCCCAACTTATTCAACAGATGTACCAACTTAGCAAAAGAAGATTATGAGCGGAAGAGTAGGACCATTAAAACCCTTAACACCACCATTTATAAACACCTATTCATTAGACTTTGATGGTGTGGACGATTATGTTGATTGTGGAGAGGTATTAGAATTAAGCAATGCCCCCACTGTTACCCTTTCTCTGTGGATGAAATCTACTTCCTCAGCAAATCGCATATTATTAGACTTTAAAGAGGGTACTAGTAGAATAACTATTCAAAGATATTCCAACAGTACAATATACTTATATGTCAACAATGTTAATGCGGAATATTCTATTTCTACGGCTCTAAATAATTGGTACAATATAGTTTATGTGTTTGACGGAAGTGGTGCAACAAATACCGATAGATTAAAGTTATATGTGAATGGCATAGAAATAATTGCTTCTTCTTTTTCTGGGACAATACCAACATCAATAGGTGCTTTCACATCTGCTATGGATAGTAAAATTGGGTCTTTGTGCGATAACTCATTTGGTTTTCGTGGCAATATTGACGAAGTAGCAATTTTTGATTCTGTTATTCCAATAGGAGATTTATGGGATGGTAGCAATCAACCAACAGACTTATCAGACCTTTTTCCAGTAGCTTGGTATCGTATGGGAGATAACGGTGCATACAAATCTCCACAATGGCTTATACCTAATAATGAGAACAAGGACAAAGTATCAAATTATAGTTTTGAGTTTGATGGAGTTAATGACTATGTAAACATTCCCAACAATACAGAATTAAACTTTTCATCTGCTTATAGCGTTAGCTTTTGGATAAAGACAACAAGTGCTGCTTTATTGTCTCCTATCAGCAATCAATCAAAATTCTTAATTAGACTTTATGCTCCTGCTAACCAAATTCGACTGCAATTATACGATGGTAGTAATGGATTTTTAAACTTAGATAACACGCAGGTTTTTAATGACGGTAAATGGCATCATATAGCATTCACAACAGAAGCGACAACTACGGCAGATAAAATTATTGTTTATTTTGACGGAGTGGCATTAACCAATAAAGGAACTCAATTAAATGTGGGTAGTCATCTATCCGCTTTTGCTTATGAAATAGGGAGAAATTCTGGAACTTGGAATTTTAACGGTGGTATTGACGAAGTAAGTATTTATGATTCTGAACTTTCTGCAAGTGAAATAAATGACATCTACAATGGCGGGGAACCAACTACAATAAGTGGAGCAGTAGCACACTATAAAATGGGCGAAGAAGCTACATTCAGCAGTGGAGTTTGGACTGTACCCGATGCAGTAGGAAGCAACGATGGAACATCTGCCAACATGACAATAGAAGACAGAGTAGGAACGGCACCAAGCAGCTCAAACAACGCTGTAAGTTTCAACATGGATTTAATTGACAGAGTAGAAGATACACCACCATCTTAAAAATATAAAATTATGAGATTCGGACCACCAAAGCCATCATTTATAAACACGTATTCATTAGACTTTGATGGGATGGATGATTATGTTGATTTTAGTAATGAATGGTTTGCACCAACAACCCCATTAAATGCAACAGACGGCAATCACGTTGGAAGTGTTTCTATGTGGTTTAATTTGGATAATGTTACCCAATATGATTATATGCTTGGGCTGAGTTGTGATTTTGGAACGTCTTATCTAAGAATAGCTTTTGATACTAACGGAAATTTTGGAACTAATAGAAGTTTAAGAATCTTCTTAATAGCAAGTAATAATGCTGGAGGAGAAGTAACAGGGCAAACGCTATTGTATGATGACTCAAATGCAACTTATGGAGGTACTGGAATAACTTGGCAAGCTAATACTTGGTATAATTTAGCATTGGTTTATGATAAAAATGCCACAAATCGGATGATTATTTACGTTGATGGGGTTGCTTTTCCTGTGCCTAACACAACAGGAGTCACTCCAAATGGAGCTAGATTAATTGGAACAATGCCTTATTCTTTACCCTATACAACGGGGGGTTCTATTGCAGGCAATAAATGTCAAATAGGAGCATACTATAATACGTTAGGAAGTTGGGCGGGTAAAGCAGACGAAGTTAGCTTATATGACAAAGTATTAACACCAACAGAAATAACAAGCATTTCATCTAAACCAACCGACCTAACACCCCTCAACCCAATCGCATGGTACAGAATGGGAGAGAAGGCAACCTATGATGGTACAAATTGGACATTAGTTGATCAAGGCAGTGGTGGAAATAATGCTACATCTGTCAACATGGATTTAATTGACAGAGTAGAAGATACTCCACCCAACCCATAAACTTACAATAAAAATAAACTTTAACATATTTATAATAAAGACAAAAAAATGCACAACACAAGAACATACGCAGTAATTAATTTAACAGACATTAGCTTAATCGATTTTTCCCAAATTGGAGAAACATCAGCCTCTACCATTAGAAAGTCATTAGATGATACTCAGTTTGTAATTAAGTGGCAAGATGGTTATACACCAACTTTTATAACAGATGGTTCTGTAGTTCCTGTTGGTACTTATGATCATCATGCTATACTAGAATTAATGGCAACTTCTGCATGGAGTGAGCCAATTGAAGTATAGTAAAAAATATTTAACTTCTTTTTGGACAGTGAAAAAAAGATAACATGGCAAACGAATTTATAATAAAGAAAGGCTTAATCTCAAAAGCCGACTCAGTAGTATCAGGTTCACTGATAGTAACAGAAGGAGTATCAGGCTCATTTTCGGGTTCATTTGAAGGGGATGGAAGTGGCTTAACAAACGTTACAGCAAGTTTCTCTCCAACTGCTAGTTATGCATTAACAGCTAGCTACGTTGAAACTGCTCAAAATTCCATTAGTTCAAGTTACGCTTTAACTGCTTCTTATGCAGTCTCGGCTTCCCATGAAATAATAAAAGAAGTATCTTCATCATATGCAGACACAGCCTCCTTTGCACAAAGTGGAGATGGTATTTTTAGTGGGAGCTTCAGTGGTAGTTTTGAAGGATATGGAGGGGATTTAACGGGTATAACCGCAGCATCAGGTAAATTTGGTATATCAAACTCAAGTGGATCCTATACTTACTATCCAGATTTATCATCATCATTACAAGCAGCAGTAGCAGGAGATACCATACAGTTATTTACAAATGTAACAGAATCATCAGACCATACTTTCCATTTAAAAGATAAAGTTGATTTTAATTTTAATGGTAACGAATTATTTATTAGTGCTAGTGCAACTTTAGATGCTGCTGATATGATTACTGATAATAATATTGCTGTATCATGTTCTTTCTACAATGGAAGAATTAGATTTACCCAAAGCACAAGTACAGGTATATTCAATAGATTACTTTATATAGATAATGTAGCCTCTGAAATAACAAGTATAGGATTTGAATGGGAGGTTGAAAATGGGACTAATGCTTCTCCTTTCTATCCTATTAGAAATGATGGTACTCTTAATGGGGGTAAATTCATTGGGGGTTCTATATTTAATTACCTAATTCAAACATATGGAGAATTAAATAACTTAGAGGTTTATGCTTCAAAAGGAATTAGGTTTAATGGGTTTAATAAAAAACACAATAATCTAAAAGTACATACTTATGGGGGTCAAGCAGGAGCAGAAGCTTCCCAAAATTACTTATATAACAGTTATTTTTATGCCGAAACAGGACAAGCTTTATCTATTTATTATGCAATAAACTGCGATATAAGAGCAGATAATGGAGGTGGAATATCAAGTACAAGACAGTTAATAGACAGTACTATAGTAAATACTAATGGAATAGGAGCATCATCTGTTGGAGAAATGATAGGAGGATCTATATATACTAGTAATAATGTATCATTAGCAACCTCAACTGGAGAAATTTTAGGGGTAACAATTTACAATAGGGATTTTCTAGGGCCTGGTATTACAATTGGTAACGGTGAAATTTCAAATTGTGCTATTATTGATGATTATCCTGCTAATGGACAAAAATCTATACAAGTAGATTCAGGAGCAACAACAACTACAATAACCAATTGTTCATTTGATTTTTATAACAATAATACTGCTAATACTGCAATAACAGCAGTTGATGACGCTACACCAGTATTTTATGCAAATAATACTTTTAAAAATTGTACACCAACAAACCCAACAAAAGTAACCCAAGCTATATTAAATACTCCGGATGCACAAGGAAATATAGTAATTAATAATTAAATATGAGTTTAAATAATAGCATAGTAACACAATCAATTGGAATACCATACCAACAGTATGTTACTTCCTCTGCGGGTCATACCCTTGTAAGTTCAAGTACATATTTTAATGATACTTCTGACAATTTACCTAGATATAAAGATGCTAATGGTGTAGTATATGAAGCCATTGTTAGTAGTTCATATGCATTAACCTCTTCATTTGTACAAAGTGGAGATGGGATCTTTAGTGGTTCATTTAGTGGAAGTTTTGAAGGAGACGGTTCTCAATTAACAAATCTCCCAATGGGTACTTCTGCTAGTTACGCAGCAACGGCCTCTTATGTAGAAACAGCTCAAACTGCGTCCTATGTCATTTCCTCATCAATAGATGGTATCACAGATTATCTAAGAAATGATCAAACGTCTTCAATGACTGTTTTGTCTTCAAGTTTCGCGATTTCATCATCTCACTCAGAAACTACTGATTTTATACTAGGTGGAAACGTTTTTGGTCCAGTTGCCGATGCTGTAGATGCAGTATCTTCTTCATATTCTGCAACAGCATCTTACGTTGAAACATCTCAAAATGCAATTAGTTCAAGTTACGCTGTATCTGCCTCATATGCAGTAAGTGCGTCTTACGAAATTACACACGAATTATCCTCAAGTTACGCAGAAACTGCCTCATATGTAAACCCTTTAACCCAAGATGTAGATATAATAGGCCAAACTGACATCACAGGAAATGTATTAGTAACAGGCTCACTAACAGTAAGTGGCTCAAATTCCACAGTTAATCTTCAAGAAATACAATTTGACACAGAACACATAGCAACTGGACATACTACCGGAAGAATGTATTGGGATGATGTAAACAAAACAACTACCCTTGATATGCAAGGATCAGATGTACGTTTACAATTAGGACAAGAATCACACGTTTATGCAACAAACATATCAGGTGTTACTATAGCAAATGGAGCTGCTGTTAGAATATCAGGAGCAACGGGACAAAACCTCAATATAGAATTAGCAGTATCTAAAATAAAGTCATTTAAAGACTCAACCGAAGAAGATGAAATTTTAGGTATAGCAACAGAAGAAATCACAAATAATAGCTCAGGATATGTTACAACCTTTGGATCAGTTGGAGACTTAAACACATCAGCATTTGCAGCAGGTGATATCTTATATTTATCTAACACTACATCAGGATCATATTCAAATACAAAACCACCTGCTCCATATTTTGAAGCAAGGGTGGGAGTTGTAAAGGTATCTAATAATGGTGCTGGAGTAATAATATCAAGACCACAAGAGCCTACATTCCTAACAGACATAGCACAAATAACATCATCTGGAGTTATACCTAATGAAAAAACTTACTTATGTTATGATGATAGTACAGATTTAATTCAATTTACAAATGAATTTAGTGGAAGCTTTAGTGGTAGTTTTGAAGGAGATGGATTTGGATTAACAGACGTACCAGTAACAGTAACAAACACATTATGGGTTAGCACAACAGGAAATAATTCAACTGCTCAGAAAGGAAATGTACAAAGACCATGGTTAAGTATATCTGCCTCTACAGCAGCAGCTTCTTCAGGAGACTCAGTAATAGTGGAACCGGGTACTTACATTGAATCCCCCTTTACTATATCCGATGGAATAACATTAAAATCTTTAGGAAGTTTAAAATCTGCCACAATATCTGCTTCAAATAATAGTGCAACCTTTATCACACAAGAAGCCAACACAAGATTAGAAGGATTTACTGTAGTGTGTCCAAGTGGATCATTTCCTGGTATATTCTACGATAGTGTAGGTGGAGGAACAATTTATGATGTAACTTTTAAGGGACAAGGTAATAGTATAGGGTTTCAAATATCCCAAAGTACTGCAGCTATTTCAAAAGTAATATTCAACGAATTTAGATATGGTGGGGGGAATTTTGATAAACTAGCGTATGTTCAAGGAGGAATATTAGCAACAGATGGTGTTCACGTTCCAGGCGGAGGTAGCATAGATAAGATATTTCACACCACTGCAGGAAGATTACAAGCCATAAACACAAATGCCGGTAATCCATTAGTATCCTCTAGCTTCTACAATGAGGGAGGAACTAATATTATATTAGGTACAAATTTATTTAATGTCCAAGAAGCATTCCATTTAGCATCTCAAGATTATGTCATACAAGGAATGAATGTGTATATTGACGACAACGTAGATAAACACATTACAATTGACGCAGGAATATCAGGATCGGATAGTATATTTAATTTAGTAAGTAGCCACATGCAGGCTGCTAAAATAACAGCTAATCCAGATTGGGTATCATCAAACCACGCCTTTTCTTTCCAAGACGATGGTGTAACATTAGAACCCGCGTTTAGGATTTACAGCGATGTAGAAGTAGGACATGCTAATAAAGGATTTACATTTGGCGCAGGAGAAGGATTGCCTTACAACAAAGGCATGAAGATTATAACTTCTGGGTCTGGAGGTGCATTTACAGACGTAACAGCCGAAGCAACATCTAGAGACTCATCAACATTTGATTTTACCTACTCCGGTAGTGGAGATGCTATGTATTTTGGTAATGTTCAAAAAGATCCATCGATAGATGATTTATATTTATATTTCACAGGACTACAATATAAACAAGTATCAACTGGATCATACACACCAGGAGATTTAACTTTAGAAATATTCACAACATCTTCAACTTGGGAACCTATTAATGGGGCACAAGTAGTGTCTTCACAAGAAGGATATAATTATGCTAATAATGTATTTGCTCACAACGATTCACAAGAAGAGATTATTGCAAATGTAAATACAGACATATGGGCAACATCATCTTTATTTAGTACTGAAGCTAGGTGGGGTAGAATTAGACTAATCAACCCAATAACCACTTCACCAGTATTTGAACAATTCCTATACACCCCAGACACAACACTAATTAACCCCAAAGGTCAACTATCTTTTAGAGGTAAAGCTTTATCTCGACAAACTGTTCCAATTGTAGGTAACACTTGGGGATCGAGTGGATTAGGTAATGGAGAACTCTCTGCTGTTGCAGGAGACGTTACATGGGATCACGCTCTACCAGGTGTTCAATTAAACCAATTACAAGATGAAGCTTATAACCAATTAACCATCCCTGCAGGAACATGTACTGCATATCCATTAGAAGTAAATATTGGATACTATGCAGATGGTGCTACTGGAGGAGCAGAGTTAGATGTAGTTCTCATAAGAGGTAACGGAATATTAGTTAATGATCCAGATGGTGGAAAAGTACCCACACCTAGAACATTAGCTAATTCAGATACTTTTGATGACGCCGCACTTACTGTAACTACACTATCTGTTAGCTTTACAAGTGACAATACTCTACAATACAAAACTTATGGTCCTATCGATATATCAAATTACTATGAAGGAGATACGATTTTAATTAGACAAAGAAAAGGTTCAGCAGCTGGAACATTTGATATAGTTACAACGGATGTTTCATTTGTCAAATGGACATTGGGAGAAAGATCATAATAAAAGAAATTTGGATTACCCCTAAATCCTATGTATTTTAACATAACTAATTAATATTTATAAACATGGAAAAAACAGTTTTATCAAAAGAAGAAATTAATAACCTTTCTTCGTTACAACAACAGCAGGATACTTTCATCATCCAACTTGGTCAAATAGAATATCAAAAAAATATGCTAGACCAACAAAAACAAAAAGTTAATCAACAAATAGAATCATTTGAACAAGACCAAATTCAATTAGCTAAAGAACTTGAAGAAAAATACGGCAAGGGAACAGTTAATTTAGAAAGTGGAGAATTCGTTAAGAATTAATCGATTTTCAAGGGGTTCTATAGTATTTATAAACAAAATTAATTTATAGAACATGGCAGAAGTATTATTATCACCAGGTGTATTAGCTCAAGAAAATGATAATTCATTTTTAACAGCACAACCAATACAAGCAGGCGCAGCTATTGTAGGACCTACAGTAAAGGGACCAGTTGGAATACCAACTTTAGTTACTACTTACAGTGATTATCAAAACAAATTTGGAGCTGTAGTAGAAAGTGGAAGTGCAGAATACACTTACTTCACATCAATTTCCGCTTATAATTATTTCCAACAAGGAGGTGATTCATTATTAGTAACAAGAGTAGTTAGTGGTTCTTATACCACAGCTGTTAACACTAGCATTCCTAATAGTATAGAAAGTGGTGTAATTTCAACTGAGGCAGATGCATTATTAACTTCATTAGCAAATGCTACGGGTTCAGCGGGATCTTATACAATATCAGGATTAGGAGGTACAGGAACAAATTTTACAGCAAGTATAACATTATCTAGCGGAGATGAAGTTTCTACTATAACAGCTGCAAGCGGTGCAGGATACTCTGTAGGGGATGTAATTACAATCCCATCAGCTTCATTAGGATATTCAGGAGGAGTTACAGGAAATGATATGACTATTACCCTAGACGCAGACGATATAGTAAACACTGACTCAGGAATAGTATTAGAAACCTTATCAGAAGGAATTAATCAAAATAGTACATCAACACTAGGTTCATCAGGACAATTAGCTGATGGTACAGCAGACAATATAAGATGGGAAATTACAGCTCCTAACACAGGATCAGGTACATTTGCCCTATTAATTAGAAGAGGTGATGACATTACGAATTCCAAAACAATATTAGAAACTTGGGCAGGTTTATCACTAGACCCAAATTCATCAAATTACATTGAAAAGGTAATAGGTAACTCAAAACAAACAGTTGCTAATGACAATGGTGAATATTACATTAAAAATGATGGTACATATAATACTTTAAGTAGATATGTAAGAGTAAAATCAGTAGCAACAAAAACATTAAACTATTTTGATAACGCTGGAAATGCTAAAGACCAATTTACAGGTTCTATTCCAATTGCCTCTGAAGGAACATTTGGGGGAGCTACAGGAGTCCCATTTACAGCCGCTAATTCACCTGCATTATTTTATGATAGTATATCTAACATCAATACACAAGGATTTGATGGTGATGCTTTAGATGATACTACAAGCACAGGTACATATGCTGTAGCTTTAAACTTATTAGCTAATAGAGATTTATTTAATTATAATTTAATTACAACTCCAGGATTAATAAAAGCAAATGCTAAAGCAACAGGTGAACTTACTACAATGGTAAACACAGCTCAATCAAGAGGTGATAATTTAGCCATAGTAGATTTAGTGAATTATGATTCAGATATACTTCCAGTAGCCGCAGGAGCAGCAGCAATTGATTCTTCATACGCAGCTACCTATTGGCCTTGGTTGCAAACAATCGACCCAGATAAGGGTGGACAAGTTTGGGTACCTGCTTCAACAATGATACCAGGAGTATACGCTTTCAATGATAGATCAGGAGAAGCATGGTTTGCACCTGCAGGTTTAAGTAGAGGTGGATTATCAACAGTATTAAGAGCAGAAAGAAATTTAACAAACGGCAACAGAAATACATTATATGGAGCAAATGTTAATCCAATAGCTACATTCCCTAATGTTGGGGTAGTAGTATTCGGACAAAAAACACTACAGAAAAAAGCAAGTGCTTTGGATAGAATAAATGTTAGAAGATTGTTAATAGAATTAAAATCGTACATTTCACAAATAGCAGATAACTTAGTATTTGAACAAAATACAATAGCAACAAGAAACAATTTCTTGAGTCAAGTTAACCCTTACCTAGAAAGTGTACAACAAAGACAAGGTTTATATGCCTTTAAAGTAGTAATGGATGACTCAAATAACACACCAGATGTTATTGATAGAAATGAGTTAATAGGACAAATTTACCTCCAACCAACTAAAACAGCAGAATTTATTTACTTAGATTTCAATGTTTTACCAACTGGAGCTACTTTCCCGTCATAAAAACCAAAGAATCAGATATTTATAATCGAAAATAAACAATAAAAAATGGCAGTATTAGATCCCAATGAAATATTTTTTACAGCGTTTGAACCCAAACAAGCGAATAGATTCATCCTTTATATGGATGGTATCCCAAGCTTTATGATTAAAAAAGCAGGCGCAGTAACTTTAACCCAAGGAGTAGTAACTCTAGATCATATTAACGTAGAAAGAAAAGTTAAAGGTAAATCCAAATGGGGTGATGTTGCTTTATCATTGTATGACCCAATTACACCATCTGGAGCACAAGCAATAATGGAGTGGGTAAGATTACATCACGAATCTGTAACAGGTAGAGATGGTTACTCTGATTTCTATAAGAAAGATTTAACAATTAATGTTTTAGGACCTGTAGGAGACATAGTTTCAGAATGGGTATTAAAAGGAGCATTTATTATTGATGCTAATTTTGGAGATTATGATTGGACATCAGCTGATACAGCAACTGAACTTACAATGACAGTCGCAATTGACTACGCAGTATTGAATTTCTAGAAAAACATCACATATTTTATTAAGAAGAGGTTGGCTTATGCTAGCCTCTTTTTTATCTTGGTATTTATTATATGAAAAACAAGTTATAACCAAATAAAAATTATGAGCGAATTTAAATTACCAACTGAAGAGGTTGAATTACCTTCTAAGGGATTAGTTTACCCTAAAGAGAATCCATTATCAAGCGGAAAAGTGGAAATAAAATACATGACTGCTAAGGAAGAAGATATTTTATCAAACCCATCATATATTAAAAAAGGAACAGTAATAGATAA